GTCGAAGATTGGTGTCGAAGGCGGCAAGCTGGTCGGCACGCTCAAGCTTGCGGCGAAGGGTACTAGCGCGCGCATTGACGAACTGATCAGCCTCGTCGAGCAGGGCATTTTGCGCGCCGTGTCGGTCGGCTTCCGGCCGATTGATCAGGCACCAATCGACAAGGACAAGCCATTTGGCGGGCAACGCTTCATAAAGCAGGAGCTAATCGAGACCTCGCTTGTTTCCGTTCCTGCAAATCCGGCGGCGATCGCGCTTGCGAAGTCGCTCAATGTTTCTCGTGAAACAATGGACCTTGCGTTTGGCGAGCAAGCCGTGACGCGGGCCATTGAGACTGCGCCTAAACCCGGCGAGCAAGCCGTTCTCCCTCATAAACCTGAAAGGCTTAAGGGCATGGATACCCTTTCCCAGCGCATTGAAAATGCGCAAAGCAAACTCGTGTGCCTGCGTGACGAACTCACCGCGCATATCAACAAGGCCGGTGATGAACCGGACGAAACTGCAATGACGGTCACCGACGAATTGAACGGCAAGATCGCCAGCGCACAACGCTCGCTAGATCAGCTTCGAGAAGCTGAAAAGCAGCTTGGGGCACAAGCAATCGTGCAGAGCGTCGAGCGCGCCGCTCCGGCGGATCGCCGTCCGCTTGGCTTCCCAATTCCGAAGCTGAAGCCCGGCGAACTGATCATGCGCACGCTGGTCGCCAAGATTGTCGGGCATGCGCAGAAGCGGCCGCCAGTGGACGTTCTGATTGAGCGTTATGGTAGCGACGGTAAGATCGACGAAGCCACGCGCGCGGTGTTTAATATCGTCACGCGTGCTGCGACGATCCCGGCCGATACCGTGACAAGCGGCTGGGCTTCGCAACTGGTCGAAACGCAGAACGCCGAGTTCATGCAACTGTTGATCCCGGCGAGCGTATATCCTGGCTTGTCGGCACGCGGGCTGCGGTTGAACTTCGGCCGGGCTGGCGTCATTTCAATTCCGACGCGCGGTCCTACTCCGAACATTGCCGGGGCATTCGTGCTTCAGGGAAATCCAATTCCCGTCAAGCAAGGCATTTTCTCGGCGGTGACTCTGACGCCGAAAAAGATGGGCGTGATCTCGACCTTCACCAGGGAGATCGCCGAACACAGCACTCCGGCAGTCGAGGGCTTGATCCGCGACGCAATGACCGAAGACACCAGCGTTTCGCTCGATACGATCCTGCTCGATGCCACGGCGGCCACGACCACGCGGCCAGCGGGTATTCGTAACGGCGTTAGCGTCACGACGGCAACGGCAGGCGGCGGCTTTGCGGCGCTGGTCGGCGATATCAAGGCGCTGGTCGGCGCATTGATTACCGGCACCAATGGCAATCTGCGCAGCCCGACTTGGATCATGAACCCGATCCAAGCCATTGCAATCGCGCTTACTCAAAACGCAGGCGGTGATTTCCCGTTTGCGAGTGAGATCAACGGCAATCGTTTGCAAGGCTATCCGGTGATCATTTCCAGCACCGTAACGGCTGGCATGGTGATCCTCGTCGACGCTGCCGACTTTGTGTCGGTTGAGGGCGACTCGCCGAGGTTCGATATCAGCGATCAAGCGACGCTGCACATGGAAGACACGACACCATTGGCAATCGGCACTGCCGGCTCGCCAAACACTGTCGCGGCTCCGACACGGTCGCTCTGGCAAACGGACACAATCGGCCTGCGGATGCTTATGGATGTTAACTGGGCACTGCGCCGCACTGGCGTCGTCGCCTGGACGCAAGCCGTCACTTGGTAAGGAGAAAACACAATGGCTGACGAAAATATCTATGCCGGAACGGGCGAGGCGAAAGCGCGCTCCGAAGCGATCCGGGCCGAGCAGGAGCAGGCACGCGCGAAAGCGCGCGAAGCGGCTCTGAAGGAACTCGACGAAGCCGACAAAGCGCGTGAGGAACAGCGCAAGGAGAGTGACGAACGTGCGGCGAAAGCCAAGCCAACGCCAACGCCGCGCGAGGTCGACCTTGCCAAACTCGGCTTGCTCGATATTGACAACAAGGAAGACGATGGCAGCGGGCCGGAATTGGTCCACACGCGCGTCGCCCTGCCTGCGGATGAAGCCGCGAAGTATAATACGCGGTCGATGAGCTACACGAAAACCAAGAAGCCTGCCTAAGCATGGCTAATTGGCTGTCGCGCATTCTGCCGTGGGTCTCACGATCCACGGTAGAAGGCGAATATCGTCCGGGTCCGTATTTTCTCAACGGCGGAGTCCTCGGCCACACACCAGGGCAGTTTATGAACTGGTGGCAGATGGGCTATTCGCTCGCGCCCTATACGGAGTCCGGCGCCATGGTCGAGGCATGCGTGTCGGCATATGCCCAGACTGTCGCCATGTGTCCGGGCGATCATTGGCGCAAGCTCAATAACGGCGGGCGCGAACGCGTCACCACGAGCGCGCTATCGCGGATCATGAAACGGCCGAACGATTATCTATCGATCTCCGATTTCATGATGAACCTGACGCGCTGCCTGTACGAACACGGCGAGGCGTTTGCGCTGGCGGTGCGCAATGACCGCAGCGAAGTTTCCGAACTGCACTTGATGCGTAGCGGCTATCCGCACATTGCGACGGACGGCTCGATCTTCTACTCGCTCAGCGGCAACGAGGTCGTCGACCGCCGGTTTGATTTCACCTACCCGATCCCGGCGCGCGACGTGCTCCATGTCCGGTTGCATACGCCGCAGCACGTGCTGAGAGGCGTGAGCCCGATCCTGGCGACATGCATTGACCGGGCGATGACCGGCGCGGCGCTCAATCAACAGATTACCTATTATGCCAATCAGGCGCGGCCGTCCTTCCTACTCGAGACCGACGAGCGGCTGACGCGCGAACAAGCTGCGGAACTCAAGGACTGGTGGCAGTGGCAAACGACCGGCACCAACGCGGGCAGCACGCCCGTCCTGACCTGGGGCCTCAAGGCGAAGCCGGTGCAGCCGGGCTCGGCGAAGGACGCTGAACTCGCCGAACTGCTCAAGATGAGCGACCAGAATATCGCGCTCGCATTCCGCTTGCCGTTGCAGGTGCTCGGCCTGGGCGGCACGACCTTCGCCTCTACCGAACTGCTCATGCAGTCGTGGATCGCCTCCGGGCTGGGCTTTGCCTTGAACCATATCGAGGAAGCCTTCGGCCTGTTCTTCGGGCTCAAGGGCGTGCCGGATGAATATCTCGAACTTGATACGCGGGCTTTGCTGCGCAGTGCGTTCCGTGAACGGATTGAAGGTCTGGCGCGCGGCGTGATCGGCGGCATATTTTCGTCGGATGAAGCGCGCGCCGATTTCGATTTGCCGGAAACACCGGGCGGTCATGGGCGCGAGCCGCGTGTGCAGCAACAGGTCGTCCCGCTCAGCTATGGCACAGAGATGAAACCGCCGCAGCCTCAGGCTGCGCAACCGGCGCCGGATGACAAGGCCGACGACGCCGATGAAGCTGAGGAAGGCGAGACCGATGAGGGAGCCAAAAGCGCCGAGGATTACTACGCACGGTACTTCGATGAACCCGACGGCGCAGAACCTGCAAGCGTTCACTGACGCGGCGGCCCGCGCGGTCATCCGCGCGATCCAGGATTTCAAGACCGAGGCACACCGCGAGCGCGAACTGCGCGAGGCTGAGTACCGGCTGCGGATGGCGCAACTCGACACCTTGATCGAGCGCGCCATGGCACTGCGTGACGGGGCTCCGGGTGAACGCGGGCCGGAAGGACCGCCGGGCTTGCAAGGCGAGCCGGGCGATATTGGTGATCCCGGTCCGCCGGGGCTACCGGGTCCGCAAGGCGAGCCGGGCGAGCGCGGCGATCCTGGCGCGGATGGGGCTCCGGGCGAGCCCGGTGAGCGCGGCCTGCCGGGCATGCTGCCGATGGTCGAACCATGGACTGACCGCGTTTTCTATGCCGGCGACGTCGTCACCTTCGACGGCCGTCTCTATCAGGCGTCGCTCGATACCGGCAAAGCGCCGGGCGGCAGTGACTGGCTTTGCCTTGCCGAGCGCGGCGCGGATGGCGTTGACGGGAAATCCTTGCGTGCCTGCGGCACGTGGCTCGACGGCTGCGCTTATGAGACGGGCGACGTCGTTACGCGAAATGGCGGCTCGTTCGTCGCGCGGCGTGACAATCCCGGTCAATGCCCTGGCGAGGATTGGCAGTTGCTCGCCTCGCAAGGAAGCCGGGGCAAGAGCGGCGAGCGCGGGGCGAAAGGTGACAAGGGCGAGCGCGGCGATCCTGGCGCCTCAATAGTTGACTTAAAAATCAACATGGACGGCCTGCTCGTGCTGTCGATGAGCGATGGCACGCTGCACACGTGCGACTTCTATCCGGTTCTAACTCAACTCAAGGAGTGATTTGAAATGTCTATCTCCAATACAACTGAAAGCGCCATTCTTGCCTTGATCTTCAATGCGACGGCGTGGGCTAACTATGCGCAGAACAATGCCACTTCGCCCGAGACGAATATCGTCGTCGGTCTCAATTCCGCTGATCCTGGTGAGGGCGGCACGATGGCGACGACCGAGGCGGCTTACACGTCCTATGCACGTGTGAACGTGGCGCGCACGTCCGGCGGCTGGACTGTTTCGGGCACCGCGCCGACACAAGCCTCGCCGGTTGCCAATATCGATTTCCCGGCTGGCACTGGCGGCGGTGAAACCGTCACGCATTTCACAACCGGCAAGAGCGGCGGCGGTGCCGCGGCAATCCTGTTCTCCGGTACGGTGTCGCCGAGCATCACGACCGGGTCTGGCATCACGCCACGCTTGACGACGGCGACGGCGATCACGCTCGACTAAGCCATGCCGACA